ACCCCACGCAAGGGGCGAGGAAATTCTGGCTATTTCATCTATCCAGCACTTCGCAAAATTCAGCCTGAACTAGTGAAGAAATGGGAAGAAGCGTTTTCAAAGATTTTAAAGGAGTGGGATAAATAATGGCTGGAAGTAGAACGCTTAAGTTATCCATTCTTGCGGACGTTGATAACCTTAAGAAGAATTTAGATACCGGCTCAAAAGAAGTCGAAGGCTTTGGCGGTAAGTTAGAAAAGTTCGGCAAGGTTGCTGCCGCTGCTTTTGCTGCTGCTGCCGCTGCGGCTGCTGCCTATGCTGGCAAGTTAGCCATTGAGGGCGTTAAGGCTGCCATCGAAGATGAAGCTGCTCAAAAGCGTTTAGCCCTTGCCTTGCAAAATGTCACAGCTGCTACCGATGCTCAAATTGCGTCCGTCGAAGAACAAATTCTCAAGACTTCGCTCGCCACAGGGGTAGCAGATGACAAACTTCGTCCAGCCCTTCAACGCCTCGCAGTCGCTACTGGATCAGTCGAAAAATCTCAAGAATTACTTACACTCGCTTTAGACGTATCCGCCGCAACGGGTAAAGACGTTGAGACTGTCTCTAACGCACTTGGGAAAGCGTATGAAGGCAACACAGCTTCATTAGCGCGTTTGGGAATTGGTCTATCGTCAGCAGAGATTAAAACTCTTGGCTTAGAGGGAACTGTTAAGCAATTAGCCAGCACCTTTGGCGGAGCTGCGGCAACTCAAGCCAATACCTTTCAAGGACAAATCGAACGCCTCAAAGTCGCCTTTGATGAAACTAAAGAGTCGGTAGGTGCTGCGTTATTGCCTACGTTGCAAAACCTACTTAACTTCTTCATCAACACAGTCATTCCTAAATTTATCCAATTTAAAGATGCGGCCCTTAAGCCAGTTCAAGATGCCATCGAGCGCAATCGAGAGGCGCTTACAACTTTAGGCACAATCATCAAAGACTTTGTTATTCCACTTATCTTAAATGGCTTTGGCGATGCCCTTCGCTTCTTAGGCAAAATTGCTGGCGGTATTTTGGACGTTATCGGCGCAGTCGTTAATGGCATTAAATCAGCCGTATCTTTCGCAATTGACAGCATCAACGCACTTATTCGCGCTTACAATGCGATTCCGATTTTGCCGAATGTCAGCACAATATCCAAGCCATCATTCACAACTTCTAGTCCTTCAACCTCAGTTCCTTCGTTGCCGTCAACGCCTAAAATAACCACCCCAAGCGTTCCATCAACGGCGACAACGCCCACAACGCCGAAGGTAACAACACCGACAACAACTGCAACAACTCCGGTCGTCACAACTACCATCGTCCCGAGTGGCAAAGCAATTCCCTCTGGCTTTGACGTTGCAGCTGTCAGAGCTGGTGAAGAAAAGGGCAACGTTGTTATTAACGTCAATGCTCCGAGCGTTATTGATGAAGAGGGTTTTACGAGAGCAGTCGTTTTGGCCCTGAACAATTCCACTAATCGCGGCACCACCGGCGCTGGCGATCTTAGGACTAACGCCCAAATCCTATGACAGCTTGGACACCCGTCTGGCGAATTAAAGCCAATGGCACAGAGGTCACCTCAGTCACTTTGGCTGACCTACAAATTACAACAGGCAGAACCGACATCAACTCGCCGACCCCTGCTGGCTATTGCTCGCTTCGCCTTATTAACACCGATAACACAGTTTATTCATTCACAGTTAATACCTCGATACTTATTGAAGTCCAAAATAGTTCAGCGACCTATGTGCCTATCTTCGGCGGTCGCATCTCAGATATTCGTCAATCAGTAACTTCCGCTGGTAACGCTGCAGCTGTGACAAATATATTTATTACAGCAATTGGGCCATTAGCCAGACTGCAACGAGCAACCTTTGACGGCAATTTAGCCGAAGGATTAGACGGCGCTCAGATAACCGACTTACTCGATGATCTATTGCTTAATTCTTGGAATGAGGTTCCACCAGCTGAAACTTGGGCTACTTATAATTCGACAGAAACTTGGGCTAATGCTTCAAATATTGGTTTAGGCGAAATTGACGCTGGCGAATATACAATGAGCAGCCGACAGATTACCGATCAAGTTATTTCCAATGTGGCCAATCAAATTGCTTCCTCAGCTCTTGGTTATTTATACGAAGATGCCAATGGCCTTATCGGTTACGCCGACGCCAGCCATCGTCAGGACTACCTTACCGCCAACGGATACACCGACTTAGATGCCAACCAAGCAATTGGCGCTGGTATTGGAATCGTTCAGCGACAGGGTGAATTAGTAAATAAACTCATCATTGATTACGGCAATAACTTTAATAGCCAATATATCGCTCAAGACACAGCCTCACAGGCAACTTTTGGTCTTTATGCCGAGCAGTTTTCAAGTTACTTGAAGAATACGGCCGACGTCGAAGATATGGCGGATCGAGTCATTCAACTGCGTTCTTATCCTCGCTATCTATTTCAGTCCATCACCTTTCCGATTCAGAACCCAGAAATGGACAATGGCGACCGCGATGCGCTTCTTGCTGTATTTATGGGCCAACCAATCCGAGTCACCAATTTGCCTCCACAGATGCTCGGCGGCGAATTTACTGGATATGTCGAGGGCTGGACTTTCAGAGCATCAGTGTCGGGTCTATTCATAACGCTTACCGCCAGCCCAACAGAATTCTCGGCAGTCGCCCAAAGATGGAACCAAGTCAATGCGGCAGAAAGCTGGAATAGTGTGCTTAATACCCTAGAATGGCAGGACGCGATTGGAGTGATTAGTTAATGGCAACAACAACGAATTTCGGGTGGGAGACGCCCGATGACACCGACCTAGTTAAGGACGGCGCTTTAGCGATTAGAACGCTAGGCAGCGCGATAGATACCTCGCTTGTTGATCTCAAAGGCGGAACAACCGGACAAGTGCTATCCAAGACTTCCAATACCGATATGGATTTTACTTGGGTCACGAGCGATGATGCCAACGCCATTCAGAACGCAATTGTTGATGCAAAGGGTGATTTAATTACTGCAACTGCAGCTGATACACCAGCTCGGTTGGCAGTAGGCACTGACGGCCACGTTCTTACCGCTGACTCAACTACGGCGACAGGGTTGAAATGGGCTGCCGCTGCCGCAGGTGGAAAAGTGCTACAAGTCATTCAAGGTACTTACTCCACAAGCACCACTTCCAGTAGTTCTACTTATGCCGATACTGGTTTAACGGCGACAATTACTCCAAGTTCGACTGCAAGTAAAGTTTTAGTTCTGTATACCATTCCATCAGAAAAAACTTCTGGACACGCACAAAATTCTATTAGTTACAGACTTTTAAGGGCTGGTACATCGATACAAGAAACTAACGATCAAATGTATCAAAATACCACTATGCAGAATCTATTTACTTTTCATTATTCTTATTTGGATTCACCATCCACTACTTCTTCAACTATATATAAAGTTCAATTTAGGAATTTTGCTAATAATGCTGCAGTAGCTATTTGTTCAAATAATAATATGGCAGCAATTATTTTAATGGAAATAGGAGCATAGTATGGCAACTGGCGCAGAAGTTTTAACAATGTTTTGCCCTAATACTGAATGGGTTATTTATGGTGATGACTATGACTCAATCCAATGGATTAAAGGCAATAAAATTACAAAAGACGAATTTGATGCTGGATTTTCAAAAGTGGATGATTGGAAAGCTCAACAAAAAACACAAGAAATTGCGAAGAAAGCAGCAGCCGAAGCGAAATTAGCAGCTTTAGGATTAACGGCAGATGACTTAAAGGCATTGGGTCTTGGCTAAACTGTGCAAAGCCGGCCAGCAATTAAGGGAGCAGATTGATGACGATTATCCTGATCGCGACAGGCGTTCTGATGGGTGGGTTGCTGACGCTCGGCATCTTGCTAAAGGTAGTTCTGACCACATACCAGACCCTCGAGGAAATGGAATTGTCAGAGCTTTAGACATTGATGCTGACCTCAATGCTCACAAAGAAGAGGCTTACGCTCTTGTTGAGAAGATTCGTAAGTGTGCCAAGCGCGGAGATAAGCGCATTAAATACATTATCTATGACGGACAAATTATGAGTCCAATTATGAACTGGAAGCGCAGAAAATACAGGGGTGCCAATCCTCACCGGTCGCACTTTCATATTAGTTTTACAACTTTGGGAGACAAAGACGGAAGCTGGTTCGACCTCGAAGGAGATAGAAATGCAAGAATTGAAACTGATGGCGGGAACGTGGGCGAAAACATTCGTCGCGACGGCTCTCTCGACATACCTCTCAGTAGGACTTCAACCCGACTACATACTCAATGCGGCACTTGTGAGTGTGTTGCCTTCCGTGATTAACTGGCTTAACCCCAATTACGAGCGCTACGGCAAAATCAAATAATGGCAGCCTCCGAACTCGCCGCGACTATCGCCAGCGTTCTCGGATCAATCGGCCTCCTTATCGCCGGACTGAGATACATCATCAAACTTGAGAACATTCCCATTGTGTCGCGCCTCGACAAGATGGAGTCTCAGTTAGAATTAGCCCTCTCAGCAAAGGTGGCTAGAAGTGGCAACAAGAAAACGCGTTAAGAAGCCAGTAAAGAAGGTGGCAAAACGTCGCAAAACGACGAAGGAGCCAGTTCTTACCAAGCTGGATTTCTGGGCTATTGCTGCGAAAGAAGTCTATGACGCTTGCCGCAAAGCCGGAATGGACGAAGGCACAGCTCTCGCCTTTGCGATGGATAGAAGCTCTTATCCCGATTGGATTGTTGATCCGAGCGACCCAATAAAGAATCCGCTCGATGATTGGGAAGAGGACGACTAATTTACCTTCGCGAGGTGGAACTATTCGAGGCGCTTAAGTCGGTTTATCCGGACTTAACGCCAGTCTCACCGACCGACCGCCACGACGGCATTACTAGCGACTCCTATATTGAGATGAAGTGCCGCCGCACCCATTACCCCACTTTACTGATTGAGAAGAAAAAGTGGGATTATCTGGCCGAAATAAGGGCTAGGACGGGCGCTAGGACGCTTTATATCAACTCCACCCCACAAGGCGTCTATCAGTTCGACTTAGGGGCTATAAACGAGCCTGAGTGGCAATTAAAGGCCCTTCCAAATAAGACCGATTACGCCAATAAAGGGCTAGTGGAGAAACTGTGTGGGTTCTTAGACCTGCGACACTCCGAGCTGCTTCTTGTATAAATCCATTTAGTTAAATACATTTATCCCGTAAATCCATTTAGGGATTACAGAACGGGAGCGTAAGTGATAAATAATCCAGCAGTAATTCGATTTGATAGCACTTCGGGCGCTTGGTCTGATGGTAAGAATTACGTCAAAGGCCAGATAATTCGCCGATATGCAATTGAGTCGCTAGGTAGAAAATCAGTAAGAGGGCGATTAAGTAGAGAAGAAATTTCGGCTTATTGGCTCGACCGATTTGGGGTGAACGCTGATGTCGCATAACCTCACAGCTGAACAAATAGTGACCCTGCTCATTATTGGATTTATTGGCTTCTGGCTTGTATATGCCTCACTAGAGTCGGCTAAAGCGAAAGCCTTTAATGAAGGTTATAAGCGCGGAAGGGCCTCGAATCAATATGTCAGAGAGATCGTTAAGTGACTGGCTCTCGGACGCTGGTGACACCCTCGACGACAGGGGGCTTGAATATGGCGATCCGAG